TCCTCAGTTGCCCTTGTTTGTGCACTTCTTGGTGTTTTTTTATCTGTCATGTGTACCTCCTATACGTACTTAGCATACTCACTTAGAGGAACTCCAAGCTTGTTTGCTATTTTTACCTGACTAGGTGTCAACCTAACAGATTTGCGCCCAGTGGTTGCAGACCTATTTGCAGAAGCGACAGGTTGGGCGATTTTAGCGCTTCTTGTAGTCTGATCCGAGCCTTCAAAAGACTCGGGAAACTTTAATTTTACTCTTTGAGTAAGCTCATTGTAATAGTTATCTGATTCTGTGTCAAATCCTTCTGCTACTAACCCACGATGTATTCTTTGAGCATAATCTGTCATTTCTTGATCTGACTTAAACCAAGTATTTTTTTCAGCCCATTCAATAGCCTTCTGAGAGGGTTGAGGTCTTTGAGTAGTGGGTTGTTGATATGTTTGCTGTTGTGCTTCCAACTCCTTTTGGAAGTTTTCATATTCTTGCTCCTTTTTTTGTTTTGTAACTCTAATTCTTTCTGACTCTAAATCTAATTTTGTAAGAGCCTGTCTTGCCTCTTCTTCTTTAGAATAATCACCTGCTTCTCTTGCAGCAATGAGAGTTTGCCTAGCTAAATCTGCAGCCATTTTATTTCTAACTTCGCTTTCTGACATATACCCTTTGTCTATGTCATAAGCTTTTGATTTAGCTTCAGTTAATTCTTTTTGTACGTTTTGTGCGTATTGAAGAGCGGCATCTTTTTCTCTTTCTGCTTCTCTAATCTTATATGTTAATTTATCTATTCTTTTTTTAACTTTATCAGAGTATTGATCCATCTCCTCAGACTGCTCTTCAGCAACCTCTACATTAGGTTTAAGTGGATCTTTTTCTTCTGTTTTTACTTCTTCATATTTGTCTGGTTTTACAGCACCATGAGACTTATCTTCAAGCTCGATTTCTGCTCCCTCACCTGATACATCAAGATCGACTAGCTTTTCATCTTTTGCAGTTTTAAGTTCTGTTTGCATGGTTTACCTCCCATGTTATATAATTGTTAATATATCTTCAGGTGTTTCAACAGTGCCGAGTATCTCGTCATCGTTTAACAACCTAACTTCTCCACCTTCTATTTTAAGTCTTGATCCTGCGTATCTGCCAAACACGACCCAATCGCCTTGTTTACACCAAGGTCCATTAGGAAACTTTTCTTTATCTTTATATGCATCGTCACCTATGTCTAACACAAGTGCAACAGATGCAGTAAGTTGTGAATCCTCAACTGTTTTATCAGTTAAGATCACTCCGCCTTTTGTTTCTTTTTTTGCTTTAAAAGGTAATACCAATATTCGCCAACCGACTGGTTTTGGTAATTTCTGTAACTCTGTTCTATCAGATTGCACACCCTCACTAGGATTATTATATTTTTCCATGATGTGATCGGGCACGTATAATGTTTTAGTCATCTATTTTCTCCTCATCGTCCAGCAGGCGAGAAAGTTCCTGTTGGCATATGTCTACCATATGTATCTTACCAAGAATATACTTATATTCTTCGTGATTTTCAACCCCTTGTGTCAAATGTTCATTTAACTGTTGTCTATAGAATTTAAGTTGTTTTTGAAACTCATAAATTACTCTAGTGCTCATTTGAGACTATTTATTCCTGGGCAAACTTTTTCGAATCTTTTGTAATCTTCTTTTTTAGAAGTAAACCACGTTTGTTCAGTGCTTCCATTTACACTAAAACCATGAGTATTAAATTGCACCATCATTTTTCTTACAGCCTCGCTAACTGATTCTAGTTTAAAATCATCACCAAACATGACACCTTCAGGTTTAAGTTTGGGCCACCAATTTTCTATATCATCTAATACAGCATCGTGTTCATGTGCTCCATCAATCATTATGTAATCAATTGATTCATCTTCAAATTTGTCTAATATTTCTTTACTATCAGATCTACCTTGACAAGGTATAACCATTTCTCTGCCTATGAAAAATTTTAAATTTTCTTTGAACATAAATAAAAAATCTTTTGGTAGTTTAAGGTTAGCGTGTTCTGAAGAACCTTCAAACGTATCTATGCAGTAAACAGTAACATCAAATCTATCAGCGTTGAATAAAGATGTTGCTAAATAATGTGTTGATCTGCCTAAAAATGATCCTATCTCTACTATCTTACCATTGTTAGGTATTTCATCTACTATTTGATCATATGCTTCGGGGTAATTAAACCATCCAGGTATTTTAAAATAACTGTGTTTCATAGTTAAGTTCCTTTTTTAGTTGTCTTAACTATTTGTATATTTTTAGGTGGGATTTTCAACCCTTGTGATTGTGGTCCTTTTTTAGGAGGGATCGTTGTCGTTAGTCTCTTCTTGTTTTTCATCATTACAAGTGCACCCTACACACCCACACCAATTGCAAGATTGTGTGCAATGACATGGACAATCGCATTTATTACACATACTCATTATTTCTTTTTTGTTATAAGTCCCATTGCACCTTTTGCTCCCTTTATACCAAAGCTTGCCGAACAGGCTATGTATAAGAGGTGCTTATAGTAATCTGGGAGTGAGTGTAATGCTTCAAAACCCGCTTTTATATGTGGTGTCCATCCAGGTATGAAGACTGCCACCGCTGGAACCAACAGGCATATTAAAATTAGCTCATCTTTCCAGCTCCCTTTCATTTGATCAACTGCAGTAGCCTCCCAAGAAATTTTTCCAGCTATCTGTTGCTCTTTAAGCGACTTTTGTGCCTTTATTTCCGTTAATGCTAAGTCTGCTTTTGCTTTTTTTGTCTCAACGAAGCCTTTTACGGCATCTCCCACCATATTAGCGATGGGGCCAACTAAAAAATTCATCATTTTTTCTTTACTCCCTTAATTTTGCCCTTGTTTATGCTTGCATAAAACACTTTTGCACCTTCTTTCTTGCCATAAGTCTTTGCCATGGCCTTTTTTATCTTTTTACCCTTCTTGTTTAGTGGCATTTGCTCTCTCCAACGCTACTCTAGCTCTTAAATCAGCTAAATCGTAGTCTTTTTGTAACTTCATAGCGTCTAAATCTTGTTTATATTCAAATTGATTCTCTCTTAAACCTTGTGTTTCTCCTTGTTGCTGTGCTTTTAACTCTAAATCTTGTTGTCTAAGCTGTAATTCTTGTTGTTTTAGTAAAACAAGAGGGTCCACATTTTGTTCTTGCATTGCCTCAGCCTCTTCAGAGACCATTGTTTCTGTAATTTTAAGAATTTGCTCATCAATAAGCATTTGTCGGTTTGCTTGTAACGCTTGTATTTCTTGCGGAGGTATCTGATCTCCAAATTGTACGCGAAGTTTTTCTGCTTCTTCGATTAACGCCTTATCAACTACTTGTGTAGCTAACATCGACACGTGTTGGTTTATGTGTGAAATTAAATTTACAACAGCCATTGGGTTAGATTTTACAAGAGCTGATGACATAAATAATCTATGCGCTTTAATGTGCATATCATGGCTTTGTTCCATGAAAGCTTGTAAAGGTTGTCCCATCAAAACAACACTATGTTCTAGTGCCGGATCTTTTGGTTGTGGTCCCTGAGGCACTGGCAAAACTTGTTCAATATCTTTTACGCCTAAAGCTATATACATTCTTCTATAGGCTTCATAAAGGTTATGCATTTGAGGATTTGACTGTGCTAGTTGTAATTGATTTTGTGCAAGCGTCACTCTTTGTGACATAGAAAAAATGTTAGGATCAGATACAGGTAAGATGTCTATTGCATCACCAAAATCTAAAACTTTAATTTCTCTTGGACCACCCGCTACGTTATATGGATATACAGGAGGTAAAACTTGCTTAAATATTTTTGCTAATAAATTAAATTCTTTTTTCTGTGCGTAGTGTAATCTTTTGTGCACAGCGGACATAACCTTTGTTCCTCTTTCCATCAGAGCCATGGTTGTGCCAACAGGAGTTTGTGAACTTCCTATCTCGGATAATTGCATATCTGCAACTGCTGCAAATTGCTTACCGGCGTCTACACAAAAACCTAATAGTCCAAATAATGTTTGGTCTGGGCCTTTGTAAGGTAAAGGCATGAGAGCTTCTCTGATAATACCATTAGGTGCATCTACATCTCTAAACTCACCAGGTTGCAATGGTTGATCATCATCACGTATTCTTAATCCTCTTGATTTAAAACCTGCAGGTAAGTTAGAAAGTGTGCCTGCGTCTAACAATTGTCTAAGTGCAGTAGTTGCGGTTCTTGTCAAACCTCCAATCATGTGCACTAAACCAAAGCCGTAAAAACCTAAACCCGGTAAAAACTTGTAATGAACATAATACTCATTCTTTTTTCTTAAGGGATCACCTTCATTATAGTTTCTGTAAACAGATAATATTTTATTACTACCTCTATCTATTGTGACTATGTATGGTAAACGAATACCTGATGGTTGATTGTCTTTAGGATTAATGTCCTCGAAGCCCTCAATGTCTAAATCAATGTGCATTTCCAAAAGTTCTGTCATATCGTCTGAGCTATAGTCATTTGGTCTTTCACCATCTATTTCGTTCTTCTTCTCTTGTATGTCAGAAGCCTCGTAGCCCTCGTATGAAGTTAAGTCTATATCTCTGTAAAAACCTGATATTTGTTTTTTTCTTAGATCATTAAATGAGAGTTTGACGATTTGTGTAATGCGATCACAGCTATCTAAGTCTGAGGCACCATAAGGCACTATCACATCTTCAGCAGGTATAAACTTTGATGTAGCTCTACCTAATACTTCGTCAAAATATATTTTTTTAAAAGCACTACCGGAGAGTGGTAATTGAAATAACAGTGTGTCCATTTCAGGATTATAATCCTCCATGACATGAGTTATCTCATAATTCATGTAATCTTTTACACGCTCTGCTGCGTGTTGTAATTTTTCTGAGTTTGCACCTATGACTTGTGTTCTGACAGGTCCGTCACTTGGTAAAAGTTCTACGTAAGCCATAGCTTGAAACTGTGTGACTGCCTGAGCTAACATTGGGTGATTAACACTAGAGGCTCCTCTGAAAGGTCTTGTGCGCTCTTCGTATTTAAATCCTAAAAGATCTAGACCTTTCGTATATCCTTGCTCCCATTCTTCTCTAGAGCTTTTGTCATTTTCAAATTTTTCTAATAAATCATTTGATAAGGATTGTAAGTATGCCTCATCTAATACTTCTGCTAAGTTGGTTAAAAAAGCTACGGGTGGTTTTTCTTCTTCACCTACAGTAGCACTTCCGTCATCCATGATTTCAACGTCAGGTGTCTCATCTGTTTGAACTAAATCTACCGTAGTCCCTACATCTTCTGCTAATAAATCTTCACCACCACCTGGGCCAACTGTCTTTGCATCACGTGCTAAATAAGGCACGTCTGCAGTGCTATCAAATTTTTCTGCCATTAATAATCACCATAAATATCTGTAATTGAAACTAACCTATCATCTGGCATAATGCCACCTTTCTTTTTCTTAAACAAGTACATTGGCTTATCTTTATTGCTTTCAGGTAAAACTAATACGTTCATTTTAACTCTTTGAGGATTATATTCTTCAATAATGATAGTTGCATTTTCTGCTCTATCTGCATCACCTAAAGGCACAAGATCAAATTTTTGATCCACTACATCTCCTTGTTTTACATTAACAAAATACTCCATAGTTTGACCTGGTGCTATTTCTCTTCTAAATACAACTTCATTAGGACCATAATCTTTTGCCACTCTTAATATTTCTTCATTTAAAAAAGCATTGAGTCCTTCAGGTGGTTTAGAAGGTCCTAAATCCTCTCTTCTAATTGTTACACTTGGATCAATGTCGGTTTCTTTTAAAACCTGTAAATTACCATCTACATCTTTATTAAAAAATCTAAGTCCTAGCTCACCTTTTGTAGAGTCAATAATAAATTCTTGTTCAACAGTGCCACCATATTTTTTTGCTATATTTTTTAATTGTTGAACTCCGACTTTGTCGTAAAGGTTTCTAAATTTTCTTTTTGCATCATCACTTTCTTTTTGCCATCTAGCGTTAGCACCTACATCTGCAGGCATAATTGCGATTTTATTAATACCTCTATTTTCTGCGTCTTTAATAACTGCTTTTAATATCGCATCAACATAATCTGCTTGACTGTTAAGAGGTGTTGGTGGAAATGTTTTTACAGGCTTCATACTTACATAGCTGTCTTCACCATCTATATATCTTTGTAAGTTCACACGATCGCTTATTTCAGGAACCGTAACATCCTTTGACAACATTTCGTAATTGTTAGATCTATTTAAATCTAACAAAGAATCTAATACTTGTTTTTGATCTTGCTCTAATTTGTTAATTTGCATAAGAAATTCTGGGTTCTCACGTCTTACACCTTGCATAGACAAATCATTAATACTTTTTTGTATATTAAGTAGCTGTTTATTATAAACAGGCACTAATTCTTGTGCTGCAATATTAGGATAGGGTTTAATTAATTTACTTTCTTGTAATTTTAAAAGTTTTGGTAGTTTACTATCTATTTCATTTAATCTTTCTGTAGCAAGTTGCCTATCGTATTCATTTGTAGCGTTAGCTAACCTTTGCTCATTTTTTGTTTTGTCATTAGTTAATCTTTGCACCTCTGCATCTAACAATTCTTGTTCTTTTCTTACTTGCGTTAGATAATCTGTTTGCATTTCTTGTATAACAGCAACATTATCACCTGTTGAATTTTTATATGTGCCTACTCTACCAAAGGCTAATACATTTTTTTCTGCAAAGTGTGAGCTATTAACAAACTCTTCACCTTCTTTTTGACCAGGTAATCTTCCAGCTTCTATTACTACTTCTCTATAATCTTCACCCGCTTTATCCATTCTTGCTGATCCTACATTTTTATGCCTTGAACTACCCATATAACTGTCATAAGCAGGATCACCTGTTTCTGAACCTTTAATTCTAATTTTCAAATTCGATATGGGATTGTCTTCTAAAAAATCCACCAATTTTTGTTTTGATACTTTTTGATTTGGAAAAAACTTCTCGAAGTCTGCAAGATATTGAAATAAACCAGAATCTAATAATTCTGATTTAGGTGCTGCAGCTCCACCTTGTAACTCATTAATCCAATCTTGTGGTCTAGCTGCTTGGGTTTTTGAATTTGTAATTTTTTCAAAAGTAAATGACTGTAAAGGAAAATCGCTTTTGTCAATCGGCATGCCTATTGGTGCTGCTGGTGTATCTACAACTTTTCTTGGAGAGAACACACCAAACGCCTCACCAAGACCTTTAAATATTTTTGGTAAGTTTAATGCTTGTAGATTACCTGACTGCACTGCTTGGTCAAAGGCACTCATGCCCTCTATACCTGGGTCAGGTGTAAACTGTTGTTGGTTCATGTTTTCTGTAAAGTTTTGACCACCTATGGCCATGCCGCCCTTTACCAGGGAAATACCACCCTTATTAAATCTAGTGTCTCTTTCAATGTTAACACGAGATGTATCTATAAAGCCTCGTTTAAAATAAGGAGTTTCTTCAAAGCCTTCAATAAAAAGATCTTTACGTTGAGGTATGCTTGATTTAGACACAACCAATGCTTTTGGATTTTTTACGTAGTAATCCATAAGCTCGTCAAATCTAGCTATATTTTGTTCAAGTGTTAGCGGTTGCTCTGAACCTAATAATATATCATTAAATTTTTCTGAGATATTATCTGGTATTGGTTTACCGTCTTTAGTTCTATCTGCAATAGTTCCTGCTGCACGTTTTTTTAATTCTTGGTTTATTCTATTTATTACTTCTGGTGGCATTTTATCTTTATCAATTCTTCTGTACAAAGCCATACCTTTACGTGTAAGCAGATCGTCAAAATAGGATAATGTGTTAATCGCGGATGTTATGTCTTCTCCAAATGCTAAACCTACATTTATATTTTTTATAGCTGCCTCTACTGCATTCTCTGCTCTTTTTTGTAAAGCTAAATTTTCTACACCAAAATTTGTTCTAACAAAATTAGATATGTCACCCACTCCCTCTAAACCTTTACCAGCACTAGGAAAGTCAGCTATTGTAAAAATGTGAGATACGTGTCCGTCAAAAGTCCTGTTTGCTGCATTTATAAAATCATCTAGTGTTAATTCTTCTACTGGGATTTTTTTCTCTACCTTTTTTCCTTGCTTATTTATTATAGTTTCTGTTTTTGGAAACTTTGTGTAATACTCTTTATACTCTTTGACGAGTTGTTCTTTTAGTTCAGGATTATTTTCAATAACTTCTCTAAACCTTTGATTAGTGTAATTAGATAATTTTTTACTATCATTAATAACATCATAGTACCCTTGTATTTCTGCTTTAGTAAAAGCACCAGATTTATTTTGTAAGATTTCTATATCTCTTGCTAATTTTAAAATTGGCTCTTGGTTTTCTAATCTAATTTTTTTAGCACCAGGTGTGCCTGTGGCAACTTTTTCTATTCCATATGCCTTAGCTGTTTCTTCAAAACTTTCTAAGTTTGAAAAATCAAATGTGGTCTGGCCTGTTTTTGGATCTATAAATTTAAAATTTGTTCTGTAAGCGTCAGCTAGTTTTTGTAGAGCTGTCGGATAAGCAGCGCTACCTTCAAGACCTGGTTGTGTGGTTTCTACTTTTGTAGCTACTGGTATGAATTGTCTAAAGCCTTCTTCTCTAGACTCCTTAGGTATTTTAACTAACGCCTTTATCTCTTCAATAAATTCTGGTTCAATTATGTCTCCATACTTTTTACTTCTTTCTCCACCTAAACCATATTTTTTTAGTATAGTATTTAGAGAATTACCTCTTATTTTTTCATAACTTTCTATGCCTTTACCTTGTAATGTTGGATCTGCCACTAACTTATCTCTAAAAGCAACAAGCTTTTCTTTTAAATTTTCTACGTTTACCATGTCTCTATCTAAATTGCCGATAACCACATTTTTTTTAGCAGCGTCACTTAAATAATCTTTTTTGGTAAAATGTTGTATTCTTTGTAATTTTTGTTTTTGATTTTGTCCTCCTATCTGTGCTTCTGTAACTCCTGCTTCAATTAATTTGTTATAAAGCTGAGTATTAGTAAGTTTCTTATCTGAGGCCTCTAAAATTTTTTCTGCAATGCCTGTCCACTCAGGTCTGAACTCTCCAAGTGGGCTTTTACCATCTGTCAAATAATCAACGGCTTTTTTTAAATGTTCTGTTTCTGTTGATATATTTTTATTTTGTCTTAGTTGAGGTGGTTTGTATCTTATGCTTTTACCAGGCACATTTAATTTTTCGAGTGTGAGTGGTATTTTGTTATCTAATAAATAATTATAAAAACCTTTTGCCGAAGGCACATTAGTTTGAGCTAAATAATCTTGTAAATTTTGTCGATAAGGTTCATACAATTCTTGATTTGTTTTTTCTAACTTTGTCGCTTGAATCTGTTTTACTTTTTCAGGATCTTTTCGTAAATCTACTTTTATTCCAGGTCCACCACCTACACCATTCCTATCGGGTGCTAAAGCTGTGCGGTCACCAACCCCTAGAGGGTCATCAGTGCCACGTATACCTAAAGGTATACCTGATCCTCCACCTATTCTTTCTTTTACAAAATCAACATCAGGATCTTTTATTGTAGATCTAATTGCATCATCAACAGACTTAATACCTAGTCTTGCAAGTCGTTTAATAATTAAAGGTGGAAAAATAAAATCAAGAGCATCTAGTGGAGCAAAAGCTATTTCATTAATATCGTCAGGTGTTAATTTTTTACCTTCAGATAATTTCTTAAAAGCTTGTCTTTGCCCACCAAAAATAAACTGTCCCACTCGACCAAATCCTTCTTGAAAAGGTTCAAATACATATCCTGCTTCATCTAAACGTTCCTTGATCCCTGGACTTTGAATTACGTATGACGGTAAGTCTGACTGTCCTGCAAAGCTCTCATACTTTGTTCCTTGTAATGCTTTAGCTGTAGCCTCTGATCGTAATTGTTTGCTTTGATCTATCTGTTGTCGTAGTTCTTGTTCAGGAGTTAGTGCACCATAGATTACGTCTGATATAAACCCTGACACAGGTCCTGGTTTTGTTTCATATGCTGGATCATCTAAAACTGCTTGATCGTAAGGACTAAATCTATTTTTAGTAACCATTAATAATACTCCGTTTGTCCGTGGTCCGTGGGCTCATCTTCGTAATCATCTGTCAGTGCAACGTAGTTGCCCTTTCGAAACCTTAGTAATGCTTGACTCATGGAGTCGACAAG